GCTGTTGGCGTAGCTGTTGGCGTGGAAGTTGGCGTGGAAGTGGGGCTAGAAGTAGGGCTTGCTGTCGGCGTAGACGTAACTACGGCTGTAGTCGGGGTAGACGTAGGTGTAGCTGTAGGTGTAGTCGTAGCTGTAGGTGTAGTCGTAGCTGTAGGAGAGGTCGTAGGTGAAGTTGTTGGAGAAGTTGTCGGCGCAGTAGTAGGCGTGGTCGTAGGTGAAGTTGTTGGCGCAGTCGTAGGTGAAGTTGTGGGAGAGGTTGTAGGTGTAGCTGTGGGTGTAGTTGCTTGAGGAGCAATCGTCTTAGCAGTCAAATCCATCTTGATGGTTTGATTTGGCTGGACATCATATGGAAGCGTTACCGTTTCCTGTTTGCCATCGTCATGCGCAATCACAGCTTTCTTTGTTGCCGGGTCATAGGACACAACCACAAAGTCTTCAAAGCCGGTTTCAAAATTGACATCGCCTACGTTTATGGTTGGAATGACTTTGCCCGGCTCTACATCAATAGGCGTTAAAGGTTTAAGCGGAGGAGGGTTGAAGATATTATTTGTTTCATCATTTGCCAAACTTGGATTTCTATCCAGCAACTTTTTAAGCTCATCTTTCCAATCTTGATAAAATGCAGGAAGATTGTTTGGATCGGCTTTTGCTTCATTAATGGCATCTACAAGCTCTCTGACGCCTGCTGCGCCGCCGACAAGGATATTTGACATCCCTGGAATACTTTTCAACGCATGAATGCCCATTGCCGCCTCGGCAGCATCAAGGGTTCCAAATTTTTGGAATACTTCTCTTGGCGTAGACGGCATCCCTCTGTTTTTCAAATCCTCCTGAACAACTTTTGCATCTACGTCAACAGTAGTTACCGACCTATTTGGCCCATTAACAAACCCTTGACGGCGCAGCTCTTCATTAATTGCGTCAATGTTGCCAGTCCTGTATAAGCGATCAACAATTTCCAAGTATTTTGACGGGTTGTTTCTGTAAAACTCACGCTCAAAAACAGTTGCATCAACACCCGTTATTTTTCCATCAGCAATGTAGTAGTAGCCACCATTTGCGTTTAGTGAAAGAGGCGCGGGAACAACCTTGCCGGTTGCAAAATCCATAATACCAATGGTCTTGGGTAAGCCATTAGCATCTACAACTATTTGACCAGCCTTTAATGGATTGGGCGCACCAGCAGGCCCAGCAACCATATCTTCATCAAAGACAACAGAGGTGATGTCTTTGTTATAGCTGCCAATAGGCACGTTTGCATCCATAAACCCAATCAACGTGTCATACGCAGCCTGGGCCGTAAGCGTTTGAGATTCCGGCTTTTCGCCAACAAACTTTTGCACTTCGGCATCAGTAGGATCTCTACCAAGCAAGCCCTTCAAAAAGTCTTTGGCTTCGCTGGAATCGGTTACCAGAGGATCCAACTGAGCATTGATTGCCGCAATCGTTGTAGCCTCATCCCGTGGGCCAACAAAATTCTGCAAAGACTTTGCCTCATCAGCAGTCGGATCTCTGCCGTACACAGCTTTGAATTGCGCTCTTACTTCATCGGCGTCTGTGTACAGAGGGTCAGTTACTTTTTCTCTAAACTTTTCATCAGAGATTCCCGTTTGCCCCCAAATCGTGTCTGGGTTTGGCGTGACCTTAGATAAGCCTTTTTCGGCTTTAAACATCTCAATAGCATCGGTCAACTCAACCTTACCATTGCCATCGTAGTCGTACTTTAAATCCTTATCTTCTGGTTTTTTATCATTGGTGACTTCACGCAACACCTCTTGAGCGTCTGCGGTTGTCGGGATGTTTGCAATATATTGCCTAATGTCTTCTGGCGTGGCATCTCTTCCAGTAACTTCTTTAAAGATGTCAGATTTTTTCTGCCAATCTAAATACTCAGCCTTGGTGTCAAGGCCCAAAGTTGTTGCTGTTTTGTATTCGCCAGCAGAATCAAACCCAGAAATAGTGGCAACGGCCTTCTCTGCATCATTGCTCCAACCCTGATTCTGCGCTTGTACATCACGGTACTCGCCAAGCGTCATGTTTAACTTTTGGGCTGCAAGCACATCACGATACTCGCCAGGATCCGCTATATCTAACTTTGCAGCATCTTGCTTCTGCGTCCAACTGTCCCAGCTTTCTTTTTTTGCATACGCATCAAGTTCTTTTGCGGGAATTTTGTAATCGTTGCCGTCTAAGGTATATGTATCAAAGCCATTCTGAAGAGAGAAATCTTTCTTGACTTCGCCCATGTAGTTGTAGAGTTTATTTTCAAAGTTTTTATCTCTGTTTGTATACCAGATGAATTTGTTTAATTCATCAGCCGTAGCCTCTCGACCAAACTCTTTTTGAATCTTTGAGTTTGCTTCAAGACCGTTTGCAATGGCGCTAAGTCCAGATGTGACTGCCGCCTGCAAAACGGCGGCATCCATGTCTTTTGGAGATTTTCCCTGCAAGCTCGTTGTAACTGCGGCGGTAAAAACTCGTTGAACTGGAACTGGTAATTGAGAGAACCCAGATATTGACCCGGCAACAGCGCCAATACCGCCTGCAATTCCACCTTCAATAAAAGCTTTGCCTACATCTTTTCCATATATCCCCTGAACAATGGCATTTGATCCTGCGCTTCCCACAATGGCTTTTGCCACATTGCCCAACTCAGCGACAGGCGTGTACGCATTTACGCCCTTGGTAATAAGATCTGAAACATTACTAACGGCCCATACTTTTGCAAGGTCAACAACACCTTTTTCAATATTCCCAGTTGTCAATGCCTGGGTTGCGGCGGCTCCTGCGGCGGAGTATGTGGCATAAGTTGCACCTAAACCAGAGCCCGGGTACACAACCTCCAAAACAATTGGCATGATTGCGTTGATGGTTGGAAGACCCTTTCGCAACATATCGGGAATCCAGCCCTGAAGGGTGTATTCCCATCCTGATTTGCCATTAAAACCTTGTCCTGTTATTGTTCCATCATCTTGAAAGTAGCGTTGATGAACCCACTGGTCGCTGACTTTGCGTGGATTGGTAACATACGACAAAACACCTTCATGGGCCTCGCTGGCGGCAGACGGATAACCAATTCCAACAATCGCTGGGTTATCTGCGCTTATGGTATAGCTACCGAAACGGGTTCTACCTTGATCGTCCGTTAACTTCAAATTTGCGGCATCTTCTTTTTTCCAAACAAATCCAGGCGTGCCATCTGCCGCAGTAAACTGTTGTGCTTTGTCAAAAACAGTTTTGTCTAAAAATCGTGAGTTATAAAATTGTGTTGGTGTGCCGGGTTTATCTGGCTGAGTTGGCACATCCCAAACAAAACCTCTATTTACATACTCCCTTGGCGCAAAATAATAAGCGTTTCCGTCTACGCCATAAATTGTTTGCGCCCCGGCAATGTCTTTACGACTATATTGCGGGTCGCCACCCTTGTTTGCAGTGACGGGTGTGTTTAGATATTTTGCGCTCTCAGCGGCTAGTTCTTCTGGTGTAGACATATCAACCAACCTTCCAGTTCGTGCCGTCTGAATACACAGGCGTAGCCACTGCCCCACCCGTCACCACGGTTGCCCCAAATACAGGAGCCAAAGCATCAGACACAAACGCCCTTGCACCCTTACCACTGGTTACGGCACTTGGTAACGTTACCACCGTGTAGACAGTGGTTGAAATTGTGCTTAGTGTTGATGCGTTAAGCTGAGCAAAAAGACTGTCCAGGCGGTTGAAATACAGCCTCAAGACGTTGTTAAGCTGATCTTGATACGGGCGGTTGTATTCTTCTGTCGCAAGCGGCAAGGCTGGTGCTGCTACCTTATTGAGTGCAAACTCTGATGTTACTATTAAAGTCATCTGCGTCCGTCCTGGCGGATGTCAATACGTGGTGAGCCAAGCTGCCAAGTCACACCTGCCGCCGTAGATCTAACCTCCATAGCTATCTGCCTCCCTCTCACCCGAGTATAGATCTGCCCGGTAAATTCCTCTATAGGGAGAATGGCCGTTCTGGTGACAGTAGCATTGTTTTCTCCGCCAACAGATGCTGGGGTGTTATACCCAGAGCCTGAGTTTTGCATGGGCTTGAGATACATCGTCACTTGAGGGCTGGTCGCAGTCGATCCCCTGAACGTAATGTCAGGCAGCACACGCCAAATAAACCCAAACCTATCCCCATCTTCCAAGTCAATCTCAGCAGATGTGATAAAAGCCTCAATTGGTAACGTTACCGCCGTAGTGTTATCGTCTACGCCTTGCTCATGGTTCACGATGTTGTAGTCGTAGGTGGCAGCAAGGGGATAGTCTCGCAGACCGCTATCCAGCCAAGCCGTTCTAGCCATTGAGCCGTAGTACCAGCAGCCTTGGCCCTGGTTTTCTGCGTAGTTGAAGACCACATAGCTGTCAATATTGGTGCTTGTGCCAGAGCAATAGAACCACCAAATCTCATTAAAACCCTCGTTTGTTCCTGCAAGAACCTGGGTAAATTGAGATTTATTAATGGTTGAAAACACGTATTGGCGCAGATCGCAATTCTGTGTCTGGGTTCTACCATCGTATTTGTAGAACTTATCCACACCCATCCAGTACGCCACGCCGTTAGCGTAAGCAACAGCGTTTTCTGATGCAATAGAAATGTTATCGCCAACAATTTGTGGAGCCCATACATTAGGGGCTCCCACATACTGTAGAGAATAAAGAGATGAATCAGTCCACACCAAGATTTCTTGACGGGCCTGCATGGCTGTAATAATCTGTGACCCGTGAGAAAGGTAAGTAAATCCAGCATCGACAGTGGGGCTTGGCGTCCAATTGAAAGGATCTCCTTGGTCTGACCAGCGAATAATCATTGGATTAAACGTGGCAGATCCGTACTCCGTGGCCCCAAAAGCAAACACAAACCGACTGGAATCAGATACCAATATGTAGTTTTGGGCAATCGGAACATCTGTTGCGCCACCGTAATCTGCCAAATCTATGGCCCTAGAAGAAATCTTGTGAACCCCTGATTGTGATCCGGTGGTGGCTATGGCAGATCCGCCATAGGTAGCAGACAAATTACACGAGGTTCCCGATGAATTGATGACGTAGTACACCTGCCCCACGTTCAATCCAGTGGGCAGCGCACCCGTTGTAGTCAGCACAATTGCCATCCCATCAGCCAATGTAATAGACGTAGACAGCACTCCAGGCGTAGCAATCGTCACAGTGAATGTCG